AGTAAGCTCCGACCACCTTATAGCTTTAAAGCGTTCCCATCTGTTAAATAGTGCATACACATTCACAATCATGTTCGCAGGCGCTCTCTTTCTTATTAGGTCGGCCACTACGTCAATCATGGGGATTGATACAAGTTTTACACCGCAATCAATCAAATGTTTTGAGTTGTCAACTTTTAATTTATAGTTATCAACTCCACATACAACCCTTAATACTTCATCAAGCTTATTGATTGTGTACGGTAAATCGGACACATGATAACCCCTTATGCGGTTGACTCTATCTTCAAGGCTGTCAGCCGGATTTACTACTATATGTAGCAACTCTTCCCACTGTGCGCACTCGCTTTCGTCCATCGTGGCCAAAATTCTATTAAGTTCTTCTCTTTGCAAAGATGCCCACGCAAGTCTTAAATACTTATCATAAGTCCTTGCAATCTTTTTAAACTCCTCTATTTCCGCTATGTGAAGCGGTAGATATTGAAGTGTATCAACCTCTATCATGTCAATACCACCTCGCCCATCTTTGGAATTTCATCGCTTTGCAAAGTCAGATTGCTACCGTTTTTGTTCAAAGAAGTATTATTTACATCAAGCACACCCTGTACATCTAATACAGCCGACTCAAGCCTTGATATATATACGATTGCTTCAGTATGCTCATCGCCTTCCTTCCAAGCTTCTGCGATGCCCTTAAGATACTCTTTTATTTTTTCTTTTATTTTTTCAGATAAGTTACTGCTTGAGTATCCTGCTGCGTATGTGATTTGAGTGCTTACGCTTATAACCACTTCCTTTACTGACTCAATAGTCAGATTATGTCCAATCGGCGCCCATCCGTATCCGCTGCCCTTTGCGGGTACTGCTTCTGCCCTTATCTGATTGATAAGATAGTCACTGACTGCAGTATAATCTGAAGATATCAGTACAGCTTTTACCGTGCCTGCTCCCTGCCAAGTCGGGTATATCTTTGAACCGCCTATGCCTTGAATGCTTGCAAACTTCTCTTTATACGCTGCGATATTGCCCGCAAAGCTTTGCGATGTGAAACTTTCAATATATCTTTTATACAAAGACTCTTTACTTTCATCATCATTACCTGCGACAAGTAACTCAGTCACCTTTGCGCTCTCAAGTCCTTCAGTAAAATCAATCGGTATAAGGTCGCCCCTTAATTCATTCGGACCTGCTCCCGTCTCTTCCACTATCATTTTATATTGATGCAAGCTATCATTTATAACCTCTACAGCTCTGTAGTTATATCCTTTCAGGCTGTATCTGCTGCCGATTGGCACCGCCACATTGAACTCCGCTTTTACATATGCATTAGTCGCTTCTTTTCTGAGTATGCCTCTATCAAGTGCAATCATCTCAAGATGCTCAAGGTCTGCTGTGCCGGCATGACTTTGCTCTATGATATAGTCAAGCTGTATATACAACTTTTCAAACTCATATGCTAAGGCGGATAAGGCATTGTGTATAAGACTACCTTCTACCTTTATGACTTCATCGCCTATGTCGTCTTTAGTATCTGTCAATATACTCTTATAAGTCTTATCTTCGTACACTCTCATCCACCTCCAAGCTTCCAAATTTTGTCACCACTCTGAATTTTATATCCAAGCTGTCTGAACTTCTGACAACTTCAAAATCTTCTATGCTTTCTATATAATCATTCATGAGAAGCGCGTCTGTCACTTCGCTTTCACAATCGGTATTTATATACTCATCACTAAGCACATGCCCAAAATATTGTTCCAGTGATGTACCGTAATCCGCAGAGTATATAGCGTGCCTAAATCTCTCAGTGTGCATACATAGCCATACCCATACTTTTATAGCCTCAAGACCTTCGACTATCTTGCCCGTAAGCTGTCCTGTTGTGAAGTCAATACCGTATTCACGCGGTACTTCTATGACCTTGTTTTCTTCGCTTTCTGCTATATCTATATTGCTAAGCTCTTCTAAAAAAGAAGGTAAGATACTCATAGCTTCACCATCTTTCCGAGTACAAGGTAAAGGCTTGATGTGTAGTCAGTCGGGTCGCTTCCCTTTACCTTCATAACCGCCACTTTATCGCCCGCTTTAAGTGGGCTTATATATGTACTTTTATCTATCAAAGAACCACCTTCGGGGCACTGACCTGCTACGGCGCTTGCAAGCTTCACAGTTAAGGACTCATAAAAAAGAAGGTCTTCAGATGTAAGTACAAGGTCGCCGATTTTACATGAGTTTTCACTGACCATCTCCGCAAGCTGTATGCCTGCTGAAGGGTCGCCCTCATCTCTTTCCAAAAAAGCATCAGTCCAACTCATATCATCCGCCTCCATTCCTTGCTCTTGACTCTGCTACAGCTTTTCTTATAGCTGCAATCTTTTCTTGTCTCTTCTTTTCGCCTCTCTTCATGCCCTTGCCCTTCTTTTTGCTCTTTTCTTTTGTAGCTTTCTTTTCTTTCGACTGTGTACCGCTCTTAGTCTGAGTTTTTAAGGCCTTCTTCTCCTGCTTCTTCTCTTCTCTCTTCTCTTTCTTGAGTTCTTCTTTTCTCTTCTCTTCAGCCTCATCCTTCGCACTCTTAGTATCCATCAAACTGTCGAATCTAAGTTCAAGTTCCATCTTGTATGTACCATTCTCAAATGTGTGAGTATCTGAAGATATCCAGTACTTACCCGATAAGCCTGTAGCTGTATCCTTGACCTCTACAAAGTAACAAGACAAGCAATTTATATCACCTATGGCCGATATTTTTATAGATTGAGAAGGTGCTATCTTTAAAAGATTATTTGCCCCTGTCGTCGGATCCACGCCATCCTCTTTTGAGTATATCTCTTGAAAGACTCCAAATTTTTTCAAACTTTCATCATCTTTTACTTCTCCGATTTGCTTGCCCTTATCATCAAATATTAGAATTTTGTTTTTTATTTCATCCATACTCTCCGATATACTGCTCGCAAAAATATTTGAATTTTCTGAAAGCGTAAAGCCTTTTACAGCCCACTCGGTCTTATAGACTCCAAGACCACGCTTGTATATCATTGCAAAGTACTTATCACCTGTGATGTGATGTGCTTTTGTATATGCAGCCATCACTATATCGTACATCTTCATCTTGTCGCATATCATGCTTGAGATATTGACGCCCGTCGGATGCAGATGCCTTATCGATACTTGTATATCCGCACACACTTGAGCCACTATCGCCTCAGCTGTGAGATTTTTAAAGTTATACTGACCTGTGGACTCAAGTAGATGCTTCATCATGTCATAAGCTGTAAAGGATATCGTGCCGGTCTGGCTTGATTTTTCTATACCGAAAATCTGACCGAAAAAGATTTCGCCTTCCTTTGCATCCTCAAGTGATATATAGTCGCCTGTAGAAATACCCGGCAAATTTACAGTATTATCATAAGGTGCATTTATATAGTCAAAATCCACGCTTCTTGCCGCCTCACTTGCCGACCCTTTCCATACTATCCTAGATACCGCGTTCGTGATGTTATATATAACTCCTGTATCTTTTATAAGATTTATCTTCATAGACTACCTCACGGAACTACTAAGACTGTGCCGTCTCTTATAAGGTTCGGATTACTACCGATAACGCCTTTGTTTTGTTCATATAAAGCGTGCCAGTCTGAAGAACCTGTAAGCTTCCTTGCGATTGAACTCAAACAGTCGCCTCTTTTTACTGTATAAGTCTTCGGTTTTTCTCTTGTATCTTCTCTTTTTGTAGCATCCTTTGACGCTGCATCAGCACCTGCAGCCTGTGAAGTGTCTTCACCCGTGGCACCCGATTCGGCCACAACACTTGACTGACTTATAGCTATCTTTCTGTGTTCTTTCAGAGTTATAGAAAAGCTTACATCTCCTGTGCCGTCATCTTCGCCCCACTCAAAAGAAATTATTCTACAAGGGAAGTTTATAGGCGTTCCTGTTATTATTATCTTAGTCGGACCGCCTGCCATTATTCTTTCTATCTGCTTGACGTACTGCATAGGATTTTTAATTCTCCTAAATTCGCAATATCCGGAGTTATATCTCTTTGGAAAAAAAGAAGAAAAGGAGACTGTTCTCAGTCCCCTCATTCCGCCAAGGTCTACTTCTCCCAAAGCGTTTATATTTACAGTCTCCACTCCCCTGCTTCCTTGGATTTTGTACTCTGAAGGAAGCACAGGGAAGCGTATCGGACTGCTACTCTTAAGCCATATTTGCACTAAAGCTCATACCTCCTCTATTTCTTCTTGATGCTATAATCTCTCTTGCTACGGCCTTGCCTATCTCAGGTATATCCGCCTCTTCTCTTACAATGATTTGGTCGGCCAATTTGGGGATATTGATATTAGTGCTACCACCTGCACCTTTGCCCATTCTCACACTTTCATCATGTGGATATATCCTTGAGCCGTGTGGAAGGTCGATAATCTCTCCACCTTTTTCACTTACCTGTACAAGACCGCCCATCCAGTTAAGGTCGCCTGTAGCCTTCGCAGGCACACTTGCAGCAGACGACTTTCCGCCGCCCGTTATAAAGCTTGCAAGGCCTTTCGCTCCGTCGATTACTCCGCCGATTGCACTCTTTAGAGTGTTGAGCGGCGCCATAATCATTTTTACTATGCCAGCAAAGAAGTCCTTGATACCTTGCCAAGCCATCTTCCAGTCACCTGTGAATACACCTTTAATAAAGGTTATAAGGCCTTTAAATGTTTGCATAATGCCTTTTACATAGTCGATAATGCCGTTTATAAGTCCTGCAAATGCCGATATCGCAATACCTGCCGCCGCTGCTATGCCGTGTCCAAGTACGTCCATTACAATCGCGCCGACCTTTTGAATGACCGGAATAAGCGGCATTATCTTTGCTTTTATAGCTTCAAAGTTCGCCTTCAGCTTCTGCATTGTCGGAGATGTGGTATTTAATGCAGCCTTAAAGGTATTAAAATGTGTGATTATTGCAATCACTACCACAGTAATACCAACTATCGCGGCTATTACAATGCCTGCAGGTGACGCTATCACGGCTATTGCCGTTCTTAGGATGCTTCCGCCTGCTGAAAGTCCGCGGAATCCCCTTGTAGCGATGCTTGCAAATCTTCCCAGTTTTGCGAAAGCACCTCCGACTTTGCCGATTGTGCTTACCGTCTTACCGAACAATAGAATAGCAGGGCCGACGGCCGCTGCCATCGCCGCCCACTTCGCAATTTGCTTCTGTTGTTCGGGGCTCATTTGATTAAATTTATCAAGTAATTCTGTGATTTTGTTTATAAAAGGTACTACTGCATCGGCTATCGCAGAACCTGCGCTGTACTTAAATACGTCAAATGACGACTTGAGTTTTTCTACAGCACCACCCGGACCGCTCATAAGCGCATCGGCCATCTCTTGCGATGCTCCCGTCGCGCCCTCTATACTATCTTTGTAGCCTTGAAGGGCTTCAGTGCCCGGACCGTTTATCAAGGTTACCCACTTTGCAGCTTGATTCTTTCCGAATATAGC